TAGTTACATAATAAAGCGAAAGGTTACTATTTAAATAAAAATAGCCACCCAAAATGAGTGGCTATTAATATTAGTTAAAAGATATTAATTTAATCTTTTTTCTATATTTGAATATATTTCCATACCTTCGTCGGTTTTAAACCATTCAGCCAAAGCTGTATATGGATGCTCTTCAAAAGGTATTGTCATTAACTTTCTATCGTTTGATGCCCATAAAAAGTTTCTTCTATCTGAAGACATTTTTAATATTCCAGCTTCAACAGCTTTTATACCAAAGTTTCTAAGCATAACGTTTTCATCATTAACTAACTCTAAGAACAACTTAGGATTTCTTTTAGCATATATAAGTAAATCTCGTTTTAGTTCTTTAGAACTTAAATTTGATACTCTAGAACCAATTTCAACTCTCATGACCGCTTCAGCTATATCTATACTTAAATTTCTTGCTGCTAATAATGCATCAACCTCTAATTCTAATATATCTACCTCATCAGCTGCTATTTTAGCTGGTTTGTGTTCAAAAAATACCTTATCCCTATGAGGGTGGTATAGTGATAACAACTTTTGTAAAACTGTCTTGTTTTTAGGTACATATAAAGCCCCGTTTTCAAATATGATGTGTTCTAACCTTTGGTCACCTATCATTTCGTCAACAAAACAAGTTCTTTGGTTAGATGTATATTTCAACTCTCTTTCATAACCCTTTTCTTCATCAAAGTAATGTATACTACTACCTCTTATCAAGTATGTTAATGGTGTTTTGTTATCTGATAAAAAATACATTCTATCTTTTATCTCCCAACCATCAACTAATTTTTTACTTGGTTCTTTTCTTTTTGGTTGTGTTTTTTCTATTACCTCTTCTTTTGCTATTGGTTTTTCTACAACAACCGTTTCTTCTACTTGAGGAGTTTCAACCTCAACTTTTGTTTTCTTTTCTTTTGCCATAATATAATATAATAAAAATTAAAAAAAAATATAGAGGCAGCACTAAGCTGCCCCTATAAATAAATATTAGTTCATTAACATAAAGTTGTTTGCACCTTGTGTTACTAAACATCGTTCAGTTAAAAAGTGAACTTTCATTGCATCAACACCATCAGTTGCAGCGCCAACAGAACCAGTAATCCAAGATTTCATTTTTCTTGACTCAGTTTCTGAAGCTCTATAACGTACGTGTAAAAATGGTCGCTTAAGATTCTTACCTAATTGCTCATCATAAACAGATGAAACACCAGCAGGAACAACAACACCTCTAATATTAGTTACAGTGTCATTTAACGCTCCTCTAGTACCTTTATCATTTAAGTATTTAATGCCATGTCTTCGTCGTTTTCAAATACTCCGTAAGAAGTACCTCCAGCTCCGTAAGAATTCATTGAAGCAAGCATGTCGTCAATAGCTAAACTAGTAGATCTATTTACAAACATCATATTTTCTTCAATTGCACCATTTTGGTCAAACACAGCTAACATAGCGTCAAATTCAGCTAAATCAGTAGCAGCATTAACACCTGTTACACCAGTTGTTTGATGACCTCTAGTTGTAATAGCTTGGAACAAACCTTGTGTACCATCACTTGTAGATTGGTCAGTACCACCAATTGCACCAGCACCATCAACAGCAGTTTCAGCTTCTAGCATCGCCATTTCTAAATAATCAGTAAATCGAGCTCTAGTATCACCCTCAGCTTTTAAATACCAAAGATAACCATTTTGTCCATCTTCACCAGAAACCTCAACCCAACCAATAGCAGAAGCATCAGATCCATTTACTTGGTAAAAGTCTCTCATAATTAAATGCTTGTTGGAAAAAGAGTTGAATTTTGGTGAATTAGCAGAAGTTCTAGCAGAAGATCCTTTTTCAAATTCAGAACCAATAACTAGAATTCTAACTGCACCAGCTGTAGTATCAGTAGATCCTAAAGCTGCAGCCATGTTTGCAGCGCCATAAGCGATAACTCTAATTTGGTCAGTGTCATCACCATCTGGATCAATGTGAGATACATAACCTCTAGCTGTTTTATCAGCCACAGACATAAGAACGATATCACCAACTCTAATACCATGGTTCGCACCAACAGAGTTACCGTCGATATCATTGATAATAGTATAATCAGTATTATTGTCATCATATTCAGCTGTATAAGCTAAGTGTAATCTACCTTGTTCAGACCAAACAACTCTATCAGCCGCAGAAGCTTCTTCTGCACCTACTTGAGCTAAAAAGCCCGCGATTGTTCTCTTACCGTAAATCTCAGCTTCTTTTTCCATAAGATCTGGTAAGTATTGTTGCGCCCAACCCTCTGTATCTGAAGACGTAAAGTCTACGTAATTTTGAGCTAGCGCGTGTTTTCTTGGAGCCGCATCCGGCCCACTTGCACTTGTAATTGCCATAATTAATTTATTTTAAATTGTTAATTTTTCTTATTAATTTTAAAAGATCTATTTTTCATATCAGAAGAAGATTGTCCTAAGATTTTATATTTAAAACCACCAGCTTCAACCTCACCGTGAGTTTGTCTAGGGTTTATATTTATATTCTTATCTTTAGCAACTTGATCTTTAACAGCATCTGCTTTACCTTGCTCATAAAAGTGCTTGGCGATAGCATCTGCATTCATAGCAGTAAATAAAGATTTATGATAACCCTTAGCGTCTTCAATAGTATTATCTTTACCAACAAACTTGCTGACAAAATTATTTAAATCACTTTGAGTTGTTTTTACTTTATCTACATCTTTAACATTAAATCTAAACTTTTTATCTCCAACTTTATAATCAAAACCTTTGAAATCTTTATTGAAAACATTATTTGTTTTTAATTTAAACGCTTCTTTGTTTGCTTTATATATCTTTTTCTGATCTTCAGAATCTTTATTGTGTCTATTAAAAAAGTCAATAGCTTTTTGTTGTTCTTCGGTCAACTTTGACCCAGCTTTGATATCTTCATAGTATTTGGACTTTTGCCCGTCCAGGTGGGCTCTAGCCTCGGCAACTTGCTCTTTAAGGGCTATTTTCTTTTTACGTATGTCTTTTGCGTCATCAACTTCTTCGTCGTAACCAAAAGACTCTTCTAATAAAAATGATCTTTCTTCTGCTGTTAAATGAGATTTTGTTGATCTATAATATTCGTCTAACACATCAGAGTCATCCATTTTAGAAACATCTCTATTTAAATTAACATAATCACTTAGGTCACCACCTGTTTCTTTCATGAACTCTACAACTTTCTGTATATTCTCTGGTAATGGTTCTCCTGTGGATTGTGATTCGTTAATAGCTTCTTGAAGCTCTTCTTTTGTTTCGTTAACTTGATTAACTATACTTTCTGGTAAATCTGCCACCTCTTTTATTAAAGAATCTTTATTTTCTTCTACCTCTTCTACAATT